GAGGACGAGACACCAGGGCCCCCCACACAACCATCCAAGTTATGTGAGCCTGTGTCCTTGCAGCACTATAAACCTCAATTCCCACGCACGTTATTAGCGCCTACGCATCCGGCTGACTAGACCGGCCGTACCACCAGCTAATGCCGTGAGTAGGTCATGAGATTGGAACATGCCACACTGCCATTTTCTATTTATGTAGCGACATTTGAAAGTCCATGTAGCTCGACCGAGTAGGTGAAGATCCACCTGCCAATTTGCGTATCAACACCAGGTGCACCGGGCACAGTTGCAACGCAGTAGAACATGCCTTGAGTTGAACGATTAAGGACATCAACATTAGTTTCATCTGTGTTAGAGTTGACATCGAACAACTTCCGTCTATGTACTAGCGGAACATTGAACGAGACCCTCTCCCACAAGTTAAATGATCGCACGGTTGCATCATTCTGAGCAGCGGTGAGGCGCGCGCCGTGAGACGCAGCCTTGATAACCACCATCTGTTCAGGATTGCTTTCGAATGCTAATGTCATCTGTCCATTCGCCAACGCAGAAGCTGGGCCAACACTTGGGAGCCACTCGCAACGCACACTCCTGTATTTGTACTCTTTGTAGAGAGCAGGAATTGTGGTATTGTTAGCAACCCCTTCGTCACCACAGTCAAAATATCTAATTTGAGAGTCTGTGGTGCCAGCAGAGCCTACTTGCATCACTCCGGAGTACGTCCTGGAGTTGAGTACTTGGCCGTTGAATCCAGCCATTGGTCGAGGCACACGAGCCTTTCCCCTAGTCAAGGGATTGCTCCGTCGCCTTCCTTGTTTGTTCTTCGTGTTCGCCATTATGGTTTGAGTTGCTCGAATAGTCTTATTCCCTGGAGAAGGTTTACGTAAGGCACAGCGCCCACATTACCCAATGTGTCACTGAACTTAATTCCTTCGAAAAGCTCTTCCAGGGCTATTTGAGCGTCAGGAGTATGGCCAAATGCTCTCCAAAATGAATGCCGCATCTCGTCAGAAATGCTATCAACACACTGACCACCAACCATAGCAAACTCTTGTTCACGATCCATGTCCAATAGCATGGTCTTGTCAGTAACTGTGACATCAGGGAAACACTTGTAGAATTGTTCCAAAATTGGAACCCCTGAATTACTGAGACGACCACACATCCCAACGGAGGATAGCCATTGGGTGAACTGGAACTGATGAGTAAAAGAGAATGCAGAATGGAGGTCTTTAGATGTGGCAACAATTGGATCACGAACACAGATGTTATGATCGGGACTGGTAAGGACATTGACTTGACAAAAGGGGACCTGCCGAATATCATACAGCGGGTCCTCTCTCACCATTTTAAATCCCATTTCAGCGAACCAGTCGGAAAGATCAGAAGTACGTTTTAAGTGCTTCTTTTCAAATATTAGTACACAGTCATCACCGTTGTTAGCCAGTGAGCAGGGTATTTGCTTTTGCCTCATGTAGGCATGAACCATAGAGGACATCAATAAGCAATTTCCAAGTGACGTGTTCATATCGCCGGACATTCGACGACCACGCACTCTGTACTTTATCCTTCCGTCTGGTAGGAAACAGCGACCGACATTGTCAACTTGCCAAGATAGTAATTGGGCAAGTTTATTCCTACCATATTTAAAACTGTTTATATAAATTTGATGTTCCCACTCAAGTGCAACATCAGAGACATGCTGGTCGAACCGGCTGGCATCAAGGCCTACAAATACAGGGTTAGTGTACCGTGAAGCTTTGAGCAGCAAGTGTTCAGCCGTCTGACTAGCGTTGAGTCCTTTGAAAACAGTTTTGTCTCCGAGACCATCTGTGTCCCACATTTTGTCAATCCTGCGATAAAATTCTTTCTCATGTGGCTTAAGATAGGCTGCGACCTCGAGATTATATCGTGGATTCCTCGGTTGGATAACTCGAGGAACCGGGTCTGCTTTCGAAGCATCTATCTTTTCACACTTGACAAACGTGGACAGAAACCCATCGGAACGGGTCAATGGCTTAACCACTAGGGAGTTAAACGCTTCAGTGTACACTTTCAACTTCGAGCCATGCCACAAAGAAAGTACATTCTTGGTGGACCACGGGTTTAATGTTGGGTGACGCAAAAGTATTAACTCCTCAGTTCCGAGTCTCTGCTTGAATACCTGAGGATCAGGTCGTCGTGGAGCTACTAGATCTCCTGCTTTGTCGCGGACACGAAATACACGTTCCAAAATGCCTCGCGTGGTGTTAACGAGGTTACAATTGTGTATTATGTATCTTTTGCTACTAAGCAGTGGTCCAAACACGGCTCCAATTCGTGTTCTGGACTTCACTCTTCCTGAGTATCCGGATACCTTCATTTCCACATCCTCTGGAATATCCACCTTAATAGTGTCAACTCCATGGAGTTCGGCCCGGCACCCCTATTGAGAAACACCAAGAGTAGTTTCATCACTACTCAGGACCTCAATAACGTCCAATGCCCTCTTATGACTCAGGGCGGATGAAGCATGCAATCAATGCTTCTCCTAACAACGCCATTCTGATATTCCTACGAACGTGCAGCTCGTCGAATAGATGAAGTAGGGTTGTCTCATACACCAAGCGGTTTGCAACGCTTGGTTTGAGACAGCCTACCTTTGATTGTGCCTGAATGGCGAACTTCACTGCTGTTTTGTTGCTGAATGCTATAGGTTCACTACCATCGAGATCCTCAGCATCCTCATCGTTGACTTCCGTGTTGTACATTTCTTTAATTTTATGGAACCAACGTAGGGTGAC